TAGACTTGAAGAACTGTTGGCGTGCACCGAGATTGAAACAATGGGTTAGAATTAAATAATATATCAAAAATGGCAAATTAAGTCATATCAATAGTGATAAATTGTCATTTTTGACCAGTTATACACATGATAAATTGTCATTCCATAAGTTAAAGAGGTGTAAAGAAGTGAGTTATGATATTCGACTAACAGAGCCGTCGAGCGGAAACACGATTCAATTTCCGTTTAACCACCTGATGATTGGCGGTACATTCCCGGCCGACTATGACGAGAAAACAAAAAAGTTTTCTCCGAGACCTCATAGTGAAGCGTGGCTCAATATCACCTATAATTACAGCGGTTATTATTATACGGCGACAGATGGCGACAGCCGTTTTGCTCACGACGAAGTGTCTGCGTATTATGCTGATGGAACTGTAGGACCTACGGTAACAGAATACGGAATTCGCGGCATTTATGGTAAAACCGGCGCAGAATCAATTCCTATGTTGGAAGATATGATTTCTCGTATTGAGGAAAAGTATAAGATAGACGGCAAATGGATTGATACAGAAAGGGAAGAATGTCGTTATGTCGATAAGGTAACTGGTGAAGAGGTTGACTACCTCAATGATATTGTATGTGCCAACAAAGACCCGGATTCTATTACAGAAGAGTTGTATACCAAAATCGTCAACGAGGGTCCGACAGATGATTATTGGGAAGATACGGCAGGTAATTCCGTAAAACCGTTGTATCAATTACTCGCTATGGCAAAAATGAGACCTGATGGCATTTGGGATGGTGATTGATATGATGTCGAAGAAATTTTTTGTCTCGTTTGTCGATAATCTGCTCGATATTGACAGTACGTCAAGCGCAATTTGCGAAGCATTGGGTTGTTATGAAATCGCTCTTGATAAACACATTTCCAATATGATTGATGCATTGGTCGAGGAAGTGCAGTCATATCTTGACGAAGAAACAGCAACACATATTGATGTCGGCGAGATTTTCTGTTGGTGGTTCGATAAAGAGCGGAATGGATTTTCGCTTACCGAACGCTATACGCTGAAAATTGACGACGACAGATTTTACCCCACCACAGCAGACGACTTCTATGATATGCTAACGACACTGAAAGAAAGGTTTGCTACGGCAAAGAATATCGACTATGCAACCACAGAGTAAGATAATTGCCGTTCTCTTTCTGTTGCTGTTTTCTCTCTGCATCGTTTATATTTCATGCGGTAATGAGCCGTTGAATGTGATAGAAGAACGAATGGTGGTAATGGCAAGGGCAGAAACAGAAGATGTTATCTCACCAATCGTTGAAGAAACGGTAACCGAAACGACGCCGGAAACCGATGTTGTAACAGAGCCGATTGAAGAACCAATTTTCATCGAAAGCGGATTTTCTTACGATATTTACGACGTTGTCTGTCTTGCCAAACTCATTCAGGGTGAGGGCGGTGGACTTTCCAAGTTAGAGAAGAGCGCCATTGTGTGGTGCGCGTTGAACTATCTTGATGCAGGCAAGTGGGAAGATACCATTATCGAAGTCGTTAAGTCTCTCAACCGATTCAGCGGATATAGTGAGTACAATACCGTAACGAACGAAAATATAGCGCTCGTCATTGATGTATTGGAACGATATAGCAGAGAATGTAACGGCGAAACAGATGTCGGCCGAACACTTCCAAAAGGATACCTATTCTTCCGTGGATTCAAATGGAAAAGCAAGGCAGAAGAACTGGGATTAACAAAAACAAAGTATTCCCATAATTGGTACTTTACCGTATCGGAATACCACAAAGATAAATACGAAAGAGCGTATTGGGATTGGTCGTTGCCAAATCCATATGAATAATAAAAAGGGACGGAGTTATCCGTCCCTTTTGCGTTATTACGTTGCGTAGTCGCACAGATTGTTGCGTGGCAATCGTTTATGATTTTTCGGTGTCAATACCTACGGAAAAACAAATGCGCTCACAGACGATTCTATGGCGTTGTATGGCATTACCACCGTCTCGGCTTATCAAGACCGATATATTTCCACCCTTGTTCTGCGCCGTTGTAATAGTACATACGACGTCCGATTTTTACGACATCGCCAATAACGATACCGTTCTCCGGCCTTGTTGCGCTCGTATAGAAACTTTTGAAATCGTGTTCGATTTGATATAAGATAGACTCGAAGAATTTTTCCTCAATATCCTTGAACTTAAAATACATATGGATAATATCGTAGTTCTTGATATTGAAAGTTTTGGCATCATACGGTTGGTAAAGGAGCGTAGACAATCCTTTCCGTATACGCTTTTCATTTTTCTCTTCGTTAATCTGTAAAATGATAATGTGCATAATCAATCCGCAATATTAAGGTCGATAGTTTCCTCGATAGAAGATTTCTTGACCTTATATTTTGTCGCCGTGCCTCCGACAGCCGTTTGTCCTGCCACAGCAGTCGGCTCGCTGTCATACAGAATGGCGTTTGCATTGTCATCGTACACGATTTCTTTTGTCGTATCGTTAATATAAATCCAATACTGCGAATTGGCGCTGACCGTCCATCCATTGTCGTCGAAGAACACATAGCCGCCAACGATAAGATATTTACCGTCGTTAGAGACGACTGGTTCTTGCGTGGTATCCGTATCCAAGAACGCCTTGAAAATATTGGTTATGTTGGTTTCCGTCCACAGTCTGTGTTTGCCACTTTCAAATGGCGCTTTTGCGCTCGGAAAATATTCTGTTACGTTAATCTTTGCCATAATTTACACCCCATTATTGCAGTGACAAATACATTTTCCACTTGATATTCAACTGAATACCGTCAACTTGCGTGCCTACCGTAGAAAGTACATGAGCCAAGTCGTCAGGGTCCATTTCGGGAGAGAATGTCGCCAATTCAATATCATACGACTACCCGCAGAGACGATATTGATAGCTGGCATCCAACATATTCGCGATAGAACCGTCTATCGGAACGATGGCTTCACATTCCACATAATAATATACGTTTTCGCCGTTAATAGTCGCAGGCGTGCTTCTTCTGTTCAGACCAGTAATCTGTGCTACGCCAAATGCGCCGGTGATATATTTTGGGATAAACTGCGTTGTGCCATAACCAGACAACATATTGGCAAACGCTAACTGTAAGTCTTTTTGTCCTCCGTTATGGTGCGTATAGGTATAAATGCTACCGTATTTATTCCCAAAGATAAGTTGTACTTCGCCTTTATATATCATTATGATGTACCTTCCATATCCACACGAATACCAGTTTCATTGAATACGCCGATTTGGTCATACCCAACGACTTGCATCGTGTTGAATGCGTTGATAATACCCTCATTGTAGTTATAGTCATTATCTGGCGTAATGTTAGAACCGCTGATGTCCTCGTTCGTGCCACGGAGCGATACTGCCGTATTATTGATACTGTTAATCAGCGTCATATACACCGCTTGACCATTCATATAACCGAGAGAAGCAAGATTCTCAATTTGTTTGAGAGAACGATAAGCGAACGAATAACCACAAGGAAGAATATATCGCAGAATATCGGAGAGGATATCGAGATTGTCGATAACCTCATCCCATATCGTAATATAAATAATACTATTCAAACTGTCCAACTCGACGGAATAGCGGAAGTATTTATGCTTGATATTCATAAAGAGATTGACAGTCTCTTTAATGCCTTTATATGAACCCTTCCACGAAACGAGCCGTTTGAAACAGGCCAAGATTGGACGCAATTCATCCGCATAAATATTTGTCTGATAATCAAACCCCAATTTCCTTGCCAAGAGAGGGAGATACTGAGCAGGACACAAAAACGGGTCGTTCAGCCGAGAGGTCATATCGATGTCTGTCTTGCAAGCATTGAACGCTTCATCCAAGACGGCGCACATCATCTGAAAGTCTCTCGACTGATTGACATACGTTTCCGGCACTAATTCTTCAAACCGAATGACTTTACTCATTGTGTTCTCCAATCAATACCGCTCATTTGGCAAATGGTAAATGGATTATACGGATGGTTTGTATTCAGAAATGCGGCCGAAGCAATCGGATTTTCAATCGGATAATTGTAATTGCTTCTTAACCGATATTGCAACTTTGTGTCGAGTTCGCCCATCTTGGCGAGAATAGCGTTGGTCTGTGGCGTACTCAACGACGTCTTGTGCTTATAGGCCACAAGTTGCGCCGTGATGGTAATGCGTGTATCAAAGTCTCCGTCGTTGACAATGGTGATTTGTCCGTTGCTTGCCGTGGTAACATCAATCGACAAACTATCTTCGTTCAGAGGAAGAATTCTCGGACCGTTGTCATCACCATACGCATTTTGGTACATATCGGTCAGATAGGTACTCGTATTTGCGTATTTGATACGAATTCTATGTTCTCTCTTTTCATCAAAGCGAGCATACATAATATAACCGTCGCCCACAATAACGGCTGGGATATCAATCGTGACAGAATCACCGGCCGCAATCGAAACCTTACTGATATCCGAACCATAAGTTACATCAGCTGTATTATCTTCGCTTGTCTTTTCTTCGGCACAATACATTGTGGTCAGTTCGGACAACGGCTGTTTACCGCCAATCGCCGTAACGCTCGTACTCGATGCTAACAGCACTTTGCCAGTCGAGCCGGACGGTAACATATTTGCCGTGTCAAAGATGGCATACTGACTGCTTTGGTCGTAGACAACAACAGACTGCGTAGACTCATTCGGGAATTCGTTACTATTCGAAATGATTTGATTGCCGCCCTCTTCGATATTCACAAGCAACGCCGAACGAGCGAGCATATCGAAATCGGTGATATTGGATTGTCTAACAATCGTATAGGTCGATTCGTCTGCGTTCCGATACATAATCGTGGGCATGGCCGCATAACTCGTAAAGGAATCCGTGAGCGAAAGTTGCGTTTGCGGTGTGATATTGAATATGATATGGAAGTAAACCTTTGGTGTACTGTCGGCTGGCTTAACAACGCCATTGACAACCTTTTGGTTTGCATATTCCACTTCAATTTGTACCGTAGTTGCGCCTGCACCCAAGTCAGACCAATCTTCGTTGTCTATCTGTGCTTTGATAATACTGATTAACGAGTTCCAATATGTGCCGTCAGAACTCGGACCCCAAGTGCTACCGGTTGTTGTACCAGAGGCGATATTATTCGGATAGTCTTGCGAGCCGGTAAGCGTTCCGTATACTGGCGAAGCGGTAACAGAAACCTTGTTGCGCCAAGAAGCGTTGCCGTAATCTGTGCCGGTCGTTTCTGTTGTACTCGATGGAGACGTGGCCGATGTGGTTGCGCCGAACGACGGTTTGACATACATACCGGGGGCAAGTTGGAAGATTTCAGAGCCAATGCTTGCCATGGTGTAGCCACTCGGCTCGGTGATAGAAGCAATACCGTTACTGACGGTGCAGGTGATAGTCTTTGTATTGTTAGCGGACGCTTCATAGATATTCAAAATAGCGCCTGCGCCAACGACCGTATTGAGAACGTAGTCAGAGCCAACTTTATCGTAGAGATAGAACGCTTCGCCCTCTTCCAAGACACGGAAGTAAGTCCTCACTCCGTCTTTATCACGCAGTTTGTCGAATGTCATCGAATAGGTCGTCGTCATCGTGTTCGGAACAGTTGTGAAACTATTGGAAACAAACGAGTATGCCTCAATATCCTGTGTCAGCAGTTTCTTGACATCGCAACTGTCTTGCGACTTCAACGCAGTTAATCTGTCTCTGCTATAAGTGGCAGTCGTGGAAGCAATTACGGCGGCATTAAGCGATGGCGGGCAAACACCGCCTTCGTTGTTCAAGACAAGTGCTTGCTGGAACGAAAGATTATAGAGAACAATCGTTTTGGACGGACAAATAATCTTGCCACTCTTATAGATAGCGTAGGTATATCTATCGTTGTCGCTCGCACGATAATAGAAAGTAATATACTCGTTAGCGCCCAATTCGTAATTCTGATTCTCAGAAATAACAATAGACTTTACGGCGCTATCCGTATTGTAATAGCCAACATAAACATAGAAAGCATAGTTGGCAATCGTTTCAAACTCAGGCGTCAGAATTTGAATATATTCGTTGTCGCGAAGTTTGTACTCGCTTTTCAGCGTCAAAGTCAGAGATGGTTTGATATACGCCGCACCGTCAGAGATTTGCGACTTCTCATCTTGGAATTTGGGAGAGAACTTAAAGTTGGTATCATAAATGCTCGACTTGCCAGCCAAGACGGTTTTGGCATACACTTCTGTCTGTAATTGCCCTCTCAGTTTTCCTTTACCGCTCGCCGTTCCGATTTTCATATTGTCATCGTAAACGCCATAATTGTCGATTTCGGAACTGATTTTTTCTTCCTTGAACTCACCGAGAACTTCGGTTACGGCAACGCCGTTAGCATAAACCGTTGGGTCGTAATAGAAAGTAGGAATCTAATCGTACTTCCAATACGTCTTCTTATTACTATTCGTTCCGACAACTGTAATTTGATAATCGCTACCACCCCAGTTGACAGTCACAACGCCATTGGATAGCGTTACTTGAATTGGTGTGGATGGATAAACGTTGATAACGTTAGCGGAAGTTGATGTAGACAATTTTTCGATTGTAATTTGATATACAACAGAAACCGACTGATGCGAAGTATGGAATGTGTCTGTTGGCTTCGATAAGCATACCCAAGATGAACCTGTACGCTTCCCGCTCGTCACAGTCTCGTTCCAAGTATATTCTTCAGCATAAATAGCGGCAAATGGCTCGTCGTTCGTAATACCAGAAAGGTCATAAAGACGATTAGAAACCGATGTTGGCATTTCGTATGACTGTCCGACTTGGTTCCAAGCACTACCGTTGCAGTAATATAATGTGGCCGCCGTAGGAGAACCACCGACCGTCACGCCGTATTGTCCGTCTAAATCGGTCGATGCGGCAGGCAGAGAATCATACTGCTTAACGGCTATACAAGGCGTCCAATAAACAGCAGAGGCAGAGAAGTTGACATCGTCAAGTCCATAGATAGAAGCGCCGAGGATTCTTGTATCGGCCGCATAGATAATCTGCTGAACTTTATTGTAGGTAATCTTCTCGCCAAAGTCAATGGCGCGAGCATTCAGATTGTCAAGGAGCGCTTTATAGACCTTATTGCGGATTTCATTCTGTTGTTCCGTTGTTAATCTCTGACGGAACAGTAAGTCAATACTTAATGTATAGTAATCTTTCACCATCGAAATCGCATTACGATTCCGAATCGAGGTGAACTCGTTGCTGATAGAACGAGATTCGTAAATAAAATCGTCAACATTTTCCGGAATGGCCGCAGGCGTATCGGTCTGAGACGACTTCGCGTTGATGATGTCGAAGGTTTGCTTATAGTTGTTGGCGTAAAGGATATTCTTTGTCAGCGCGTCTTGGTCTTCTTCCGTGCCATCCTCAATGTCCTTATAGGTGAGACCATAGAACTTCAATTGCATTAACTGTAATGCAGTATCGCTCTTAATACCACCGTCTGTATCAATCATGACGAATGTTTGCACATCGTTTGTTTTATCGCAGACAAAGCAGTTTGAAACAAGGCCGTCAGCGAGATAAATCGCATTGGTATAATCGCGGAGCGTAACGAGCGTATCGCAAATATCAATATCCTTGAAATAATTCCGTCTCGCTTCGTCAATCGTCTCTGGGTCTTGGCCGTTTCCGATAGGGGAAATGTTGGCAATCGTCAGATGTTCGCTATCAACAAGCACCTCGGAATCGCTGGCAAACACCTTTGTCAATTTGCCTGCCGAAATATTGCCGTTGACACCATTGGAAAGGATATAGCGGATTTTCAGACCATTACCGATTTTATCAGGTAAGTCGTCAACAAAATGCAGATAGGGACGATTCGTCAGACTATCAACCTTGAACTCATAATAGCGACCGCCGTTGGGGTCAAGACTTGCCGACCAATTTTGGACATAAATGTTATCACACATTGTCCAAGTATTGACATCTTGCGTACTGTCATACGGCTCAACAATAATGCCGTTCTGTGCCACATTGAAGTCGTCAAGATAGATTTTGTTATCAACAAAACTTTCAATCGTGATACAGTCGGAGCCGTTGGCCGTCAATGTCTTAATACGACCTTCGATAACTTGAATATCCGTCTTTGTTGTATCGGCGGACAAAGTAAACTGACTGCCGAAAATCGTATATACAACAGCGCCGTCGTCCGACGACAACATCAGGTAAGGCGGAATCTCAATATCGGTATCTCCGCTATTTCTCATAACAACAGTACCGACAGCGGAGCGATACCACTTCATATTGTACACTGGAGAGAAAAGACGCCTTGCGGTAGATTCCACTTGCACGGTATCTGGCATATTTTCAAGCGCGTTTTTGTCGCTGTTAAAACTTAATTTATCAACCGCAGACGCAATCGCCTTAATCAGCACAACACCGGGGTCGGATTCATTTCCCTCTCCGTCAATGAGCCATTTGTTATTTAATTTGCCAATCGTATCAACCAACTCTTCATAAGCGCCTTGAAAGTCTTTGAAGATATAGGTGTCATTGGATGTGATATTATCAATAGCCATTATTGAACCTCTTCGCTATCTACATCGGTAAGATTGATTTCTAATACATTGGGCGAAGCGTTAATGTCGTTCAACCCTCGGATTTGGCACTTAACAGTCGTTCCGTCAGCATAAACAGAAATATCTTTATGCTGAACTTTCACTTGCGGCATGAATGTCGCAATCGCCACATGAATATCGTCTATCAGGATATCCTTCAAAGCAGAATTGTTCTTTTCGTATAACATCCGTTTGAGATTGTCTCCGAAATAGGGGTCGCAGAACAACTCTCGCTTTTCCGATGTCAGCAATAATTTTAAGTTTTGTATAGTGGCTTCTCGGTCGCTTACGGTGTTCGTCCGACCTACGCCAAACATCTTCGGAAATGCTATGCTTTCCACGATTTTACCTCTGAAAGTGTATTTTGAATCAACTAAATTATACAAGAAACAAGAGCGCTCCCAATGAAAGGAACGCTCTTATCTTAGATGGCCGAAACCTTATAAATCAATCTGATACCGTCGCTAATGTCGGCATTTAACCGCTTCAAAGCATTTGGTAGTGTCATCGAAACGCCATAGTAATTATCTCTGCTGATTTTAGTGGGACAAGGGTCTAATACTGTCACATCGTCTACGGAATACTGACCTGTATGTTGTTGCGAATAAGCAATAGCAAGAAGATAATGTCCTAATTTTCGTTTGGACGAGCAAACATAAATAATATCGCACTTCGTTGGACTTACCGCCGTTGAACCGCTCAAATCAGACTGCAACTTCTTTAAGGCAACAACTTGCGATTTGCAGAAATCTTCTTGCGCCAATAAGTCGTCACGACCGCCGGAACTGTAGTTGCCAGTTCCTTGATTATAGACAATCGATGTATCCGCAGGCACATAAAACTCACCGAGAGATGCGGTAGAAGTGCTTAATGTCTGATAGGAATTATTGCCCTTTGTCCACGGATAAGTTCTCTATGCGTCGTAATGAACGCCGCCATTGTTCACGCTGATTCCGATTTGTCTCATCTAATACCAGCGAGCCAATGTCGGACCATTCGGAGAGCCATATTTGTCAACAGTATTTGGATTCCAAGAGAAAGTACCAAGCCGATACATTTCGTCGAGCGTGTGCGTTTTTGAAGTCAGAATTTTCGCCGCGCCAGCGCAACAGCAAACGGCACATCCATAATTAAAAACAGATTTGCCGTAATTAACATATTGTGCCTATGTCGGACGAACGGCCGTCTATTTGAATGTTTTTTCGTCGTAATACCCTTTCCATAATTGCGAAGGGATAATAGAATTAGCGGAATAGGTAATATCAGAAGCGTTTTCAAAATCGGTGGTTATTTCCGTCGTCTGCGACGTTGATACAAAATATCGAATATCTTCATACGACATTACGCCACCGTAACCTTTCCGCCCTCAATTTTCAAAAGACCGTATGGGTTGAAGAAAATGTAATCATAATAAGGATTATCATATTGACTATCGTCGGCCGTACTTTGAGAAATTAAGGAGCGTTCCAATAATTGCCAATATATGAGAGAACCTTGTGGTGACAATGTGACGGCCACAATAAAGGCGTCTCTCGGAATGGACTGAATGACAGAAAGCGGAATTTGTTGCGGAGAACCACTATAGACATCGTATTCCGTCAAGTCTAACGGATAGACTTGCATATTGTTTGCGAAATAAGGCGCTAAATCGACATTCAAACCCTTTAAGCAATTCAGCGATTCCGCTTCCACATCGCCAATCTTCGTATCGTGCGGCAGTTTGGCTTGTTGCGTTACTTCAAGTTCTTCGGCGATATAGGAAGTTTTGGTATTCTATTCTATGTTAAGAAACCCAACAATAACAGGTTCTTCCCACCGTGTGTTCTCAAAGTTTACCCACACCACATCGCCGGTAGCCAACTTATAGTTGACATTTGGCATTTGGCAGATGGTGGCGTTTGGCAAATCCTCGGTTGGCGTAGAATCTACCTAATCTTTCAAACCGTTCAGAAAAGGGATACGCACTTTGATATTGTCTCTATCAACAACGCTTTCAATAATGCCTTTTACAATCATTGTTTGCTCACCATATCTTCGTCGCCTGCTACGCGCAGTAATTCAAGCGTTGTGCGATACCCTTGCTATCCAATCGTGTCTGTTTGCTTGGTAATGATATAAATACCACTTGCAATATATTTCTATCCGTAGAACCAACTGTTAATTTTGACATATTGCATTAACGAAGTCGGTCGTAATAATCCCTTAATTTCAAGCACGGCTTTAATGGGAAATTCGGTAACGGAAGTCCACCAACGCTGATGTTCGCTTTCGACAATGCCCTTATCTACATTTTGCACAAATCTATTTGTGCTATAAGGCACTATATTGCCATTATTGTCAATAAGATAACTATTGTTGGACGTTATATTCTTCTGCTGATAATCATATAGGATTGTCCAAGCGTCGTTATTGTTAGTCTGAAAGCCAGTAACGAATGTCGATGATGGATAACCGACATCGACTTCAAAGGCATTATTTCTATGGTTGCGGCTGATTTTGGAAGTCACCTTTGAGACGGTAAAATAACAACCATACATAGGCGGCTCTTGTGTATCATAGACATTGAGGATATACATCGCCTTATCGTCTGTGATACATTCCATAGAAGCCACAAGATAATTCAGATAATCAAAGGCGCTTGTGTTTTGCTTGGCATCGAGGTGTACCGTTTTGTCGTCCGTGGCAATCAAATGTTCGGTCTCGATAATGTTGGCCTTTTGCATACCAACAAAGATTTCTTTTAATCCATAACTGGCGTTGGTAACAAGTTCTTTAATAATCTGCGACGGCTTGGCTCGTCTTGACGGCCAGTTACGAATAATGGAAGTAGACAAGGCAGAATTAGAAATGGCTTGAATGGTATAAATAATCGACGGATTCTTAAAGTCAACCTTGCTTTTAACGCTCGTAATCAGCGCTTCCTCATTCTTATAGATAAAGGACGGCTCATTACAATCGCCATAGGAAAATACGATTTTACGGCTTTGAGAAACACTACTCAATACTTTGTCGATATAGTTTGGGTCGGTATATTGGGTAATACCATAGCGCATTTCAAGTGTATATTTATTCACTGCGCCGTTGATTTTAACAATTTGAAGTCCTGTCACATAGTTTGGCGCATTGACTTTGGCAACGGTTTTGCCGTTTTTCAGAGAGTTCTTATATACGCCGAAGACATAATCGCCTATGGTGGCGGTTACAAACGGTGCTTCAACAACAGATTGTGTGGTCTGTAAATTCGCACTATTCATACGATTATGTCCTTTCTTTCTTATTCTGTATCAAATTCAAGGTTACTGAATATCGGAACTTTAATAATACTACCGACCTTTGGATTTTCAAATGGGTCTACCGCTCTGTTAAAGTCAGCAATTATCCACCAATAGGTTGGATTGGCATAAGAATCAAGCGCAATCGTATCGTATGTTTCGCCCTTCGTTACGGTGTGGAGAAGATACGGTGTATCGTCACGCAACCAATAGGAATTTCCCATCCAATACTTCTGTGCATCTGTATCATAGTAATAATCGGAGTTCTGATAGCGGCAGAAATACATATAGGTTTTTCTTTGTTTATCGGTCAACAACTTACATCACCGCCTATGTTCTTCTTGTACCGCTTTGGAATCCGCCACGGCCACTTGATGTATAGATAAGAGACGGATTGCTGACATCGTTGACAGACAAGGCGGACTGCGTACCGCCAGTATACGATGCGAGCGTTCTTTCGAGGGATGTATTCTTTAATCCACGGAAACTGCCGTTTTGTGCTATGAAGCTCGCCGTATAGGCGTCTACTTCGGCAATCGTAAAACTTAAACTGATACAAGCGTATTTGATTCCGCCAACCGTTTCAATGATTGGCAGTTTGTAAGAAATATTTGCTGTCTGAACAATTCCCTTACAGAAAATCTAATCACCAATACGAACGGCAACCATCGGTGGATTTACCATTTTGGTCGCGTCCGTATATTCCGGCACAGAGAGTGCTTGCACACAGTTTACCATCACATCGAGATAGTCATCGTTCTTGTTTTCCGGCTCAATGAGATTGTTCTTGCCATAGTTGACTTGATTCATCAAGTCTCTATGCAATTCAAAGTGGAACGAAACGGTTCTTGGACCACTCGACGCATACGACTGAATAGGCGCAGAGCGAGCCAACACTTCGGTGGCCGAAAACCTTGCTTGCAAATTGTCATCAATGCTTTCTGGATAGCAAGGCAACACAAGGAATTTATTCAGATGGTAGGCGTATATATAGTTGTCAACATTATCAAAAACGCGCTCTGGTCTTGTTATGATATTTGCCATAAGATACCACCGTTAAGAAGCGGAAATATTGTTGCCGAAGTAATAATACTCGACGTCTTTATCAATATTTCCGGTAATATCGTACTTCGTTAATTGTTGTGCGTTGGCGAGATAATCACGGAATGCCGTCGTCTTGATTTTATCGTCCCAAATACCGTCGACGTCAAATCCCATCTTCTTCTGAATACGAGCGATATTCTGAGCCACCTCGTCTTGGGCGTTAATCGTGTGATGTAACAATCCCTCAATCAGTCGATTGCTAAACGCATACGACTTGTCTCTATTTTCATTAGACAGCAGTCTTAATTGACTTGTAACTTCAAACTTACCGACATCGGCCTGCTCGTGATAAGACGGAATCACATCGGATAGACTATGAGAATTCATTTCCTCGGCTTCGTCACTTGTTCCGATAAAGATATTCCTTGTATTCGTATAATTGCCCTCGACAACCGCTAAACTTGTCAGCGGAACGTCAGACATCACGAGCATATAGAGATATTTTTGGTGATGATACAGAATAGCATTATCGGTATTGATATGGAATTTGTAATAGTCGCTATACTGTCTGCCTTGTATAACATCTTCTTGGCTCATCGACTGCCATAAATCGTATAATTGCTGTTGCTGTTGTGCGGAAGCAAGATAACCTTCAAAATTGAACGGCTTACTTGTGTAGATAACAGGTTTCAGCATAACGGCAAAATTCGATTTCCACGACATGGTATAGGTCGTATTGAAACGAATCGGAACAACATAGATATTTTTCTGCGAGAAGTTGGCTTCCAAATTCGGTAAGTTCTGCGATGTATAGCAGTTATAGAACGGTATATAATTCATATCGTAAATATCACGCAGACAGCGCAGATACTTTCCGAGATGATAATGAGTTGTTCCGTCATATGCCATATTGACTGGCGTATACCGATATGTCAGTTTAGCATAATCTCTACCAAAGTTGAATGGAGCAATCGTATCATATTTGGCGCTTGCTCTTCCGTCTGTCGGATAGAGCATTTCTGACGGATACAAGGTAGTCGACGGGTAAAGTGGGGCGGAGTCATCTACGCCAAGGAATCCAGTTCTTGTACATTCTATAACATGAAATTTATAGATGTAGAAATTCCCCTCAACGATAAAATCTCCGTCTCTTGCGGTATCACAAATAGGAAGTGGGGTACTCGCAATCAAGTTTTGAATAAAGCCGGAAGCAAGCGTCTGTGTTCCAAACTCTTGCATTGGTCTGTTATAAAAATCAACTATCATTATTAACCACCTATACCAACACTACTCAATGCTTGCGAAATTTCCGTACCAAATCCACCAATACCGCCATCAATCGGAATCCTCTCAAGTTCTGTATTGGTAACAACAACATGGAGAGATTGTTCACTGTCGCTTCCGCTCGTCATGCCGCTCGGCATACTGTTAATATCAACAAGGACTGGACGGCGATTTGAACCAAAGAGATTATCATTGATTTCTTGCATCAGTTCATAAATTTTCTGATTTGTCTCTTCAATCAAGTCGTAAATATCGTCGGTATTCTTTTCCGGAGCGGCCGTTGCGCCCTCGTCATATCCTTGCGCTTGCAGTGCGCCAGACTTTGCTTCTGTGACTTCCATCGTCGACATATCGCCACTTGCACCACCGACAGAAATACGACGAGATTTTCCTGCACCACCGCTGGTACTTGTGAATCCCGCCCCGCCAGCCAAACCAGTCGTATCCCACATAGAGGACGAGAGGTTTGTGAGAGCCGCAGGACCGCCGAGACCCTGAATAATGGTAGCAACAGAACTGCCAAGAAGAGCAAGTCCTCCAAGGCCACCCATTACCAAATCGCTGACAGACGCTTCGAGGTCAACACCAAATCCAGCGGCCGAAATAAACGGAATCGCCGTATCGACAGCACCAACGAGACTATCTATCACCTCATAGATGGCTTGACCAAGACCAGTACCAACAAGGTTTGCGGCCGAAGTATACTTTACGTTTCCAATCAGGTTGCTCAACATACCGGAAACGCCCAAACGTTCTCCGATAGAGCCAATCATTGAATTGACTTGACCCAACATTGTGTTTACGCTCGTTTCTTGTCCGTAAACACTCTGCATCATCGCCTATGAAAAGTTCTGTGCTGACCTTAAATCAGAGAGCGACATACCGAATACGCTACCGTGCGCCGTTCTGACAACATTGTTCGTGTCGTCGGCAATCTCGGCAAGGTATTCAACCATAGATTTCAGCAAATCGTTCACGCCGCCTGCACGATTTCCCATAAGGATTTCGGCATAGGACTGACCGGACCTTGCGGCGGACATCGCCATAAGGTTCTGCATATTCTCGTTGATACCGCTAACATTACCGGAATAAATTTGTCCGATTGCTGTTGCGATATTCGATATGGCCTCTTCGGACATACCGAGAGAATACAGAGAACCTAACCATTTTTGAACGGTAAAGTTAAACTCCGACGCTTGCCAAGCATTCATTTGCGACATTGCTTCGGAGAGTTGGCCGGAAATCTGCGTTGTACGGTTATCGTTAAGATAAGATGTATCTTTGAACAATTCGTTAAGCATGGTGTTCAAAGAACTTTCCATACCTAACATAAGCGTAGTATTGTCTTGCTGATGGAGACGAATAAAACGATTTAACTCGCTTGAAAAGGCATCAAAGGTATTGGCAATATTTTCACTTAAAGTCGCAAGCAACGCCCTTTGCTCAACATTGTTTGCAATACCCTTATCAACGGCGGTACGAATGTTCTTGATAAGTTCTGTCTCTTTCAAGAGCATTGATGTGCCGTATTCTTTTGTCAGTCTTGCTTGCAGTTCAGACCATTTGTCGGCCTTGTTATACCACATACCCTCCATTGTCTGAATACCTTGCAATCTGGTATTGATAATGGAGCGATTTTCATTGTTGGTATCAATAACGGCCTTAAACTGCGTTCGAACGCTTTCCGCTATTTGATGTAATGCCTCTTGGACAGCTTGCGCTTGCTTTATTTGTTGCGCACTACCGTCCGCCATGGCGTTGAGCGCTTCTTCTTGTCGTTCAAGACTCGATTGGCGCATACGAGCGTTCTCGTCGTTCGGGTTACTCTCTAAAATCTTATTGATATTTTCTTTCTCTGTCTTAATGCGTTCTCTTTCGAGAGAAACCCAAGTCTTTAACTCTTTCAGAATCGCGCCGACCTCTTTCGGCGTTTTGGCTGTGCCTATGGCGGTATTCAACGCTTGATAGACGGACCGATTGGCTGAACGAGCGTCTGTCTTCTCGCGCATTTCGGCATTCTCTTGGAGTATCGCAGAATAAGCATCGGACCTTGCGCTACCGAAAGACTGTTGTCTATTTGGCGTTCCTTGTCCTTCACCAACTCTTGCCATATTGTCTTACCGTCCTTTCATAAGCGTTAGAGAAGTTTGTGAATATTCTTTCGTGCTTCAAGTGCTTCCTTCTCTTTTCGTAAATCCTCTGAAATCAAAGAAGCAACTGCCTATCTTTCCGTAGGTGTAAGGTTGTCAATTTCCTCGTAGGAAACCTTTGATTTTTGAGAAATCAGATATTTTTCACGGATTAACTCGTTATAGCGCGTCTTGGCATAGAGATTGCCATCTGCGTCATAAACCGGGTCTATAAAATTCGTTTGTAAGGCGAAAGGGACTTTTGTAGGATAACCCACAGAAATCGCACTCGAATTCAACTTCATTATTGAGGCCAAAAGACTTGACAAACTGATTGGCCATATTATTGATATAGTTGCTGTCTGCGAGAGGAAGCGCTTTGACATATTCTTCCATAGCGTAGTCCATTTTCTTCTCGCCGTTGACTGTATCGATATAACAAATCAGCGTATTCAGCCATTCAAGGTCTCCGTTGAATCCTTGTCTCTGTTTTTTCATTTCTTTTGTTTTGATTTGAATGGTATCCATCATTCGTGGCGTGATAATGTTCAGCGAAATCATATCGCGGCTTCTTGGCAATTCGAAAGACAGATATTGTCTGCACTCATCACGGAACGGAACACACTCAATCTCATCAAGATTCAGTATTTTGGTATTGTTTGTTCCGCATAAAGTACAAGGGGCTGTCACACGATATTCTGTACCGTAAGTCACAACTCTCAGTTTATGCAGTAAGAATTGATAGTCGGCAACACACATATCGTATGCAGAAATGCCACATTTTTCAACCATACAGTCGTCGATAATATCCGACATCACCTTCATTGGTCTGTCAGAATGTGACAATCTCATAATCTCATGCGATGTCGTCATCGAACGAAGTTTGATAACTGGGTTGACGGCTTGCGAATAAACCTTACCGCGAGACGGTAAATCGTAAGTTTCTGAAATGGTGTAGTTCACTTAAAACCCTCACTCTGTTAGATTTTGTCTACCTAAATTATACAAGGATTTTGACCCCTTTATATTCAATGGAAAGAAAGATAATGTTGTCTATAACGCCATTATTTGCGCTATAAAAGCAGACATTATTATATAGGTATTGATACGCAAAAAGTAAAATCGTGGCTCACAAGCGATTCTGTGTCGTCGTGGTGGATTTGTTCAGAAAAGAAACAGAGCGACCGTTGTGTTGGTCGCTCTGTTTTGTGATAATTCACACGATATCGGTCAATAAAGGAGAACGATAATGATTAGTCTGAAATTTCCGCTCTGTCATACCGCAGTGTGAGCGTAATCGTCTGCTTGGTATCTGTGCTTTCGCCGGAATATCCGCTGAATTTCACATCAGCAGGGAAAGCATTGATAATCTTCCAAGTTCTCTGTAACCGCCAGTCCCCACTATATTCAAGCAGATAACAAGTCTGCTTATATGGGATTTCAGCGTTCGCAAGAGAGGGAATAAGGTCGTTCTTAACATTGTAGCAAAGCGCTCTCCATGCCAGAACGGCTTCCTTTGTACTTGCACCCTCAAACGAGTTGAATGTCATCGTGAGGTCTTGCCATGTAATCGTGCCTGCGTATTTTGCCATACTGTTTCCACGACGGACAACGATTTCACCTTGGTTGTAAGACGGAACGTCGGTACTGATAAGGGAAACTTGTAATTTGTCGGACACGTCATAAACATAGGCGTCGTCCTCTTCGCCAGTCTTACCCTCTTTTAAGAGACGAGGGAAGTCAGGGAAGATGAAAAGGAAGTTTTGCGCTAACTGCGGCTGATACTGACCGGGGTTTGCACTTAAATGATATGCGCCATAAGGAACGCCAGTAATTTCGTCTGCCATGATAATTTATCTCCTTCCTTTCAAATTACACTTGCGTTTCCGTGTCGCGGAGAATGATTTCCACGTCAACGGAGTCGAGCGAGTAGACAGGATAGAGAATAATCTTGGCAATCAGATGACCACGCTTCTCTGTCTCAATCTTCTTTAACTCATAGGTACGAAGACCGCCACCAGTAACGATACTGTCAAGATACGGTTCGACGCCCTGACGGAATCTCGTCCAAAGCACGTCGTTGTTCTTCTCGAACATTAACCGCTTGCAAGAACGGTAAGCAACTTTATTGACGTTGCAAACCATAGACATAATGTCGACAAACGAACTGGCAATCATTCCGTCCGTTCCGTCGCCTTGTTTGGAGAAATACTCGTTATCAACAAGCGTTCCGTTACCCCAAATGGCGTAACCGTAAGGTCTGATATTGGTAATCGCGTTGATTTGCGCTCTGTTTCTCTGATTGTAAGCGTCAGCGACCGCATTGGAAAGGCGCTCCGTTACATCAAGACTAACAAAGTTCGGAACAAGCGCTCTCGTCA